TACCGGCAGAAACATCGGACATATAGTTGCCGGTAGTATCAGTACCCAAAGCAACTGAGTTAGCAGCAATAGTTGCCGTAAGAGTAGCATTGCCAAGATTCGTAACAGTTGCGCTACCAGTTAGATCACCTGCAAGCGTTAGGGTAAAATCATCAACATTCAAAGCAAGCGTGCCAGCAGTATCATCATAAGTAGCTGCAATACCTGAATGAGTTGCCCCAGTAATCATTGTGGAAGCAGTATCTTCAATGTACTCTTCCAAGCCCGTCACAGCAGAAGTTGCAATAGCGATATTTGTATCAGAGGCAGCAGTCAAACGACCTTGACCATCAACAGTAAACGTAGCAACGGCAGAGGCAGAACCGTAACTAGCCGCAGTAACAGCGGTATCATCAAGATCAATAGCAATTTGATTATTAGAAACAGTAGTAGTGATACCAGTATCACCAGCAAAAGTCAAAGTATCAGTACCAACAACAACGCCATCAGCAGTCCCGCTATCAGCAGCAACAGTAAGAGTGCTACCAAAACCGGCAAGAGCGGTATCAACATATGCGGTTGTTGCTACCGATGTTGAGTCATCACCCTGAGACTTTGTTGAAGCAGTAGCAGAAGAACCTAGAGCAACAGTACCCGTAAAAGTTTTTCCACCAGAAATGGTCTGCGTACCAGAAAGACCAACAAAAGCACCGGAACCACCAATTGAAATGACAGTGTTAGCGTCACCATTGACATCAGTACCAGTACCATAATAAAGGACATCATCGACCTCGTTAAATGCCAGTTCAGCATTTTTTAGTGAAGAAGGCGCTCCACTTAAACCAGTAGCCCTTCTTTTAATTCGAATTGTATTCGACATTAGAAATTACCTCCATTTAAAAACATCCCTGTTGACGGATGCCTATGATCTGCTCTTGAAGCGAGCAGGCTTGTCCCAGCAGAACCTGTATTGGACAACTCAAGAGGAATATCGCTAGAAAACTGAATTGCCGCACCCAAGTTTAATGTTGCTGGAGCAGCTACCAAAACTGTTGCTTCGGCGTTTGCAAACGTCACAGCAGTAGCCTGAGCGTTTGTCAAACTCAAAGAAGTTGACTGACCGTTTACAACAGAAACCGTTGTGGTTGTGTTATTAGCCACTGAAAGAGTACTTGCATCCCCTGCCCTAATCGATAGTGAAGTCGAATTAGACGGAGTAACAGAAACACTAGTTGACTCACTAGTAAAAGTTACATTGCTAGATTCAGCAGGTGTAACTTGAACAGTAGTAGTCTGAGAACTCATCTCGTAACCTCTGCTGTAACAGTCACTGTGCCAGACATAATAGTTAGAACCACAGAGCCGTTTGTTTCCTGCAAGTCATACACATATGTTCCAGCAGCAATGTTTGCTGTCTGAGCAGAAGATAAACTAAATCTCATTAAACCCGAACTGGCATTAACAATCTCTGTAGTAAAAGTAGCAGAAACATCCGTTGAACCAGCAAACGGTCTAATTTGACCAGCATATGTTCTGTCGGTAATATCAATAGCAGTATTTGACGAATCATTCAACGTCACATCATGCGTATAAGTATCACCTTGATAAATAGAAATATTTCTTTCAGCAGCCATTCACAAACCTCTATTAAATTATACCAGCGATCACCCTATAGCATAAACGGCAACTTCTGACGAAGCAGTCACGACTTCAATAGTATTGTAATCGCCCGGAACATGAATATAGTCATGCACATGACCAGAAGCATCAGGAATCATAACCGAATGCTTACCGTTCAACTTAACTTCAATCCAATTATTTGTATCAACATTAACAATGTAAATACCATAGGTGTGATGAGAAATTGTCTGCTCACCATCAGAATCAGTTAAACTAGTATTCGAATACACAATATGTCCATCAATCATTATTTCCTCCATTATCTTGATTTTCGCCTCTTTCGGCTTGATCACCAGTAGTTCTTGGATCAGTTGACCCTTCCGGTGAATCTGCTCTAGCATTTCTTGGTACAGCAGATTCATTATTAGTGTTACCGGGAGGAGCACCAGGGCCACTGCTGCCCTGCTCCTTCTTAAGTTTTGTTGGGAAAGGCAAAGGATCATCTCCATCAATCCTTTCCGGCATATTCAAATCACTACGGACTTCATTAGGCGTAATAACCTCGGTACGCAAATACCTGTCATGAATCCTAGACTGAATATCCTCATCGACCAGATCAATACGTTCAAACTTGATAGAAACCAAATCTGTGAACTCAGCAATAAGTCGGTTAAGTTTCTTCTCAATAACAGATTGATCCGGACCAATAACCTGAGTCTTGAACGTCTTGTCAGCATCTCTAGAAACCGCAAGGTTAGCATTGTCATAAACACCTACCTTCGGGGCGGGAACCCTATTAGCAACAAGAATCTCATCCCGGTTTGACTTGCGGTACTTGTCAAATGATGCATCTTGAATACCTGCCTCAAGTTTCTCAAACTTGATATCGGTATCACCACCAAGAGATGCTGGCAAAGGAACAATAAGTGTTCCGTGATTTCTGCCCTTCACCTCCTGACGGAAGTAGTTGACCAATTCCTGCTTTGAACGATTGCTAAGTTTTGCACCCTTAACAATAATTGCATAGCGTGGAATAGCCTTGTTTTCAAAGTAATCAATATTATACTCTTTAGCAAACTTATCACCAATAATAGCCGCAGCAGCAGAAACGCTTGACGGAATACCATAATAAGTATTATTTGGTGAATAAGTCTTAAAGTGAATTACTTCGTTTGGATTAGGATCTGAATTAATCGGATCTTCTGTTTCCGTGTCTTGAAAGTTTCTAAAGTACACGGCTTGAATCTTGTTGCTCTTAGCTATTTGCACATACCCGTCACGATGACGACGAATTCTCATCAAAGTCGCTGGGATATGTCCAATATAGCCGATCTCGCCAGAATTAGTTCTACCGATTTCCATATAACCATTACCGGTAGTAAGTACGTCAAGCCATACTCTAGTAATTGTTTCAATAAACGTTTCTTCTTCATTGAAATCCTCGAACTTTTGCTCCAGATCCTGTCGGGTGTCTTGAATAGCTTTTCTGACTCTGGCGAGTCTTTCAGAATTTCCTTGAGCCTTTTCAAGCCTTCTTTTAGACTTTAGGGTCTCAGGGAAAGTGTAGCCCAACCCAACCGTGTTCATAACTCTAGCATTTATAGCAGCATTGTGAATTGCACTAGAATCATAAAGATCAGCAAGCGTTTCTAAATCATAAGGAGGAGTTACAACATCATACAATGAGTAACCGTCAAGTTCCTCCGGATCGATATATTTAGCGCCAGTGCCTTCAACGCCATCATACTTTTTTGCAAGACGGGTAGCCTTGCGCTTCATGCGTGATGACAAAGAGGTATACTTTACTTTCTTGAACGGGTCGGAAGATTCAACCTTTTTCATTGTCTGAAAGTAATTTACATCATCAATAAATTCTTCAGACTCAGTATCTTCCATATGAATCATTTCACCCTTCATTATCTTCTCCTATTAAGTTCTTTACGAACAGCAGCCTCAATAACATCTTCATAAGGATCTGGATTCAGCCCAGCAGCAAGACGCTCTGCTTGATCATCTTTTTCAGAGGCAGTAACCTTTCTGGCTCCGCCTACCCAAGTTGCATAACCTTCTTCGCTGCCAGTCCAATACTTAGCAGCCTGAGCAACTTGCTTTTCAATATTTTTATCATTCATGATGCCCTCTGCACACAACACACCATCGCCATCCGACAGCGGCTTACCATCAGGCATGATCCAAATACAGACACCATACGCCCTCTCAGGGACATAAAGTTCTTTACGCTTTACATAATCGTCAATCATCTTAGACATTCTACACCACATGATGTTCAAAAGCATCAGATAACGACAAAAAGCGTACCGGTTTGATACGCTTTTTGCCAGTTAGTGCTTAACTGTAATTATCTAATCGGGCAAGCTCCACCTTCACACTCAAGATCTTCAAGAGCATACTCGTTGATCTCATCAACAAAAGTAATTTCTTTAATCTTGCCTTTAAGACGAGTGTACTCTTCTTTTGAAATCTCCTCATACGGAGCAAGAGCAAAACCGTGATCACTGTGCAAAAGGAACGAAACCGATTTCAAGCGATCTTTATAATTCTTCTTCATCCATTCTTGAATCTCAGGCAACTCCTCCTTATGATAATAAACAGTCACAGAAACATTGTTGTCAGCCCAAGCAGCCTGAGCCTTAGCAACCCACTCCAACTGATCGACGGCCTTCAAGTCTTTAGCGAGCACAGCGTGCTCAGGAGTTTCGCATGGGAATGAAACAACACAAACAGTGTGGTTTTCTTTACCATCAAGACCAACATCATACTGAACGTCATAACCCTTATCACGACAGTAATTCACAAGAGGATCGCTACTTCCCATGCGAACTCTACGGATATAGTACTGAGAATAAGCAGGATGAATACCTGGAGTAACACCGGCAAGCAAACTCAAGGTTCCAGAAGGCTTTACAGTTGTCAACTTAATTGACTTGTTAATACCCTTCTCCGCTGACCATTCCTTATCGTACTCTCGCAGTTGCTCGTAGCAATCAGAAATCCAAGACAACTGCTCTTCCGTTGACTGCATCCAGCCAGTGATGCCCTGACCCAGACGACGGTTGCGAGCAATAACGGCCTGTGACTTAGGATAAGGATATGAGAGTGTCGTAATAGCCTTCTGCGTCTTATACAGTAGACGACTAAGATCCATCAACTCTTCTTTGCTTTCAATATTAGGCAAGAAAATTTCTGCAAGATTGCAAGGCTCACCATCTTCAAGACCGATCTCACCGCATGGGTTTGTACCAATTACTTTGCTGTCATTGACTTTTTCACCCGTCCGACCAGTCTTGCGAATAAGCTGACGATTAATAAGTCCGTAAGGCTCACCTGTGCCATCGTACCCCTTCCAGAACTCATCAATAATTTCATCGTATGAGTCAGCAAAGATTGAGTTGTTTGAGTTACCACGCCATGCAGGAATGTCACCCTTAGACCAATTCTTTGCACGCAGATACAAAAAGTCATCCGGATCACCAATAGCAATCTGTGCCGAACGACGAGCAGAACCCGCTACAACAATTTTACCAATAATATTGCAGATATCCAAAGCATCAACAGAACGAACCTTCTTACCGGAACGCTCATCAAGAATCTTGCAGATATCAGCAATCCCTTCAATCAAAACCTCAGGACCAGAAGCAGTGCCACCAAAAGTCTTAAGCGGAGCACCAAACCCTCTAATCAATACCGTGCTGTAAGTGAAAGACTCTCCCGTATGAAAATAACTCTCAAGCACTTTTCCAAGAAGAGCAGACCAGCCTTGACGAGAATCAGGAACAATAAAATCTGCGTCATTTGTTCTCTCATGAACAACACCCTCAACCTCACGAACCTTAGGTAGATCGTGGACAACGGCTCTCTCAACAGAGAAACCAACTCCACCACCGACCATAAGGTGATCCATCAAAAACTGAAAATCTTCAACTTTTGAAATAGTGGTCATCCAGCAATTAACTAAAGAAACACCACTCATCTTGCGAACAAGAGGTGTACCCAATTGCCACAAAGCACGACCTGCAAAAATACCTTTCAAGTTAAAGATATAATCAAACAAGCGTTCTGCTTCTTCTTTGGTGTAATCAGCACCAATTTCTTGAGCACCATTGATTGCTCTAGCAATAGTCTCAAACCAATATTCCTTACGACCAAGAGCCTCCAAGTCTCTTGAATAAGTACGGCGGTAAACAATCTCCCCCATACCGTTGAAACCCCAAGGCGGGGTCTTATCTGTATACCGAGCAACAAACTCGGGTGTAATAACATTCTCCAATGTAGCCTCCTAAATAGTGATAGAGAACTATGATATCAAGCATTAGATGCTCAATAAAGAAACGGTACTAGGGAAGATTAGAAAGAATTTTCGAAATTTTCCAACCGTGCGATGATCATATCAGCAACGGCGGACCACGACTGCTGTTCGTGAAGAATTCTTGCGGATTGCAAAGTATATTTTTTGAACTCATCGTATTCATTTACAACATGAGTCATCAAATCACACAAGCTATCATAACTGGGCACTGCCCAGTCTCCACCATCACAGCCATACAAATGGCTTTGCAATGGCGCTTCACCCCACTCAGCATCAAGTGGAATTGACATCTTAGCAAAGTCAGCAGTACCAGTAAGATTAGTCACAATACTGGGCATACCAGTAGCAATAGCTTCAAAGGGGATCATACCAAAACCTTCACCACTTGTTGGATAAACTAAACAATGACAAGCATGATACAACTGAATCATTTGCTCATTTGTTAAAGATTGAGGCATAGCGTAAATCTGAGGATGGTTGTGTGCCGGAACAATTTTACCGTTCATATAAACATCAGCATCACAATAACCGTTATACTTAAGAACCAACTGGTAGTCTAAGTCACCTTCATACAATTCAATAAAAGCATCGACAACCATTTGAACGTTTTTACGCTTAGAGTCACCACCAACATGTAAGAAGTTAAATTTACCTGTCAATTCTCTGTCGATCACTGCATAATCTTCTGAGATACCATGTGGTATTACTTGAATATTGTAATGAAGATTATTCTTTACATAGACTTCTTTTACAAAGTTAGACGTTGCCCAAATCTCATCACATTCTGACATAGGCTGAAACCAACTCGGAGGAACCTTTGTACTTTCCCACGGAGTGTAACCTACTGTATAACTTCTACCAGTTTGATAGTAAACAGGCTGACAGAAATTTACATGAAACGGAATAGACCGCCTGTTGTAATATACAGCAACATCACTATCCTGTAGAGCACGGATAGTGTTTAGAGCAGCGTTAGAATACCCCTGGCTGTACCATGACTCGCCAGACTCATCTACGCTGCTGGGTGTGAACCAGCTTATTTTCTTCATAAGACCTAACTACTTAGTATAACTCTCAATTTCAATACAGTTGACACCTTTGCTAATTAATTTTTGGGCATCTTCTTCAGAGAGTTCACAAGTAACCGGTGTGCCTCGAAAGACACATCTTGTTGCGCCGA